TCAGTAATGACGGAAAAGAGGAAAGAGTGAGTGTTGATACCTACTCACAGCTTCCCGCCGATGAATTATTGAGAAGAGGGTTTATCCCTGTTACCCGATTCTATTACTATCAGATGATAGGCAACATAAAGTATGGCGTAGTGATTACGGATTCCGAGATAGAAAAACTTCCGAAGAATAAGAAGTTTGACATACATGAGATAACTCTTCCAAGTGGTGATAATGTCAAAGTTATTGAAGTAGGTGATTGTGGCGGTATTGATGACAATATGAAAAATTATTTCTCATATACAAGAGTCACAAAAGAGGGAGAAGAATTTTCAATAGCACCATGGGAAGAAGAAGCTAATGCCTATCTTGTAAAACATTCGCGGAAGAAATCTTTTATTGGAACAGTAGTAGAAGTAAAGTGTAATGAGCTATTCAAAGATACAGGAAAGATGAGACACCCGAGATTTATGAGAATAAGGGATGATAAGTCACCTTTAGCTTGTACATGGAGTGAGCACATTTTGTGATTCATAGACAAGATTCTTCAAATATCTTATACTTTAGGCAAGGTTTTCCTTGCCTATTTTTTATGTATGTAAACGAGGTATCATATTGAAGAAACTAATATCACTATCTAGGCAGACAAGGAGATTATGCCTTAGATTTTCAAAAAGAATTTCAAAACTTGCCATAAGACGTGCAGAAGCGGGCGGTATAAGTACTACAGATTTAGTAAATAAAATTTATACTTTCTGTGAAGTGTATTCGGGAATAACCCTATATAAATACCAAACGCAGTTTTCCAAGCGTATCATTAGGTCTGTGCTAGAGAATGATGGCGCTGAATTAACAGCCCTGTTTGCAAGACAGAGTGGTAAGACCGAGACAATATCTGTAACAGTAGGCGGGCTTATGATTATTCTCCCACAGCTTGCAAATATGCCAATGTTCGCAGATGATAAGAGACTCATAGCCTACAAAGTGGGCTTTTGGGTAGGAATATTTGCGCCAAACTTAAGGCAGAGTCAGATTACTTTCCGCAGAATGAAATCAAGAATGCAGAGTAAAGAAGCATTGGCGGTACTGAATGACCCCGAGTTTAGATTAGCATATTCAACCTCTAATGGTCAGACAGTAGCTTTGTCTAATGGTTCTTATGTTACTGCTATTTCAGCATCAGACGGAAGTTCAATCGAGGGTGAAACCTTTATGTTCATTATCATAGAGGAGTGTCAAGATGTTTCTAACTACAAAATTAGAAAATCAATTCACCCGATGGGTGCGGCTTACAATGCCACTATCTGTAAAATTGGAACACCTACCACTTTCAAGGGCGATTTCTATGAAACAATCGAGCGTAATAAGAAAGCTTTTAAAGAGGGTAAGTTAAGAATAAGAAATCACTTTGAGTATGATTATGAAGTGGTCGAGAAATATAATCCTAAATATGCAAAGTATGTAGAACGTGAGAAGAGAAGTTTAGGAGAGAATTCAGATGAGTTCCAGATGTCTTATAAGTTGAAGTGGGTAATCTCCCGAGGAATGTTCGTTGATATTCTCAAGTTTGAAAGAGATTGCGGAGATGAATTACTCGATTTAGTATCAAGTGATTTGTTTTCAGACCATGTAGCAGGTATAGACATAGGTGGTGGCTCTTCAAATAACTCACAAGAAGCGGATAGTACTGTGATAACAATAGTCGAAGTCGATTGGGATTCTCCCGCTATCTTAGAGCATACAACAGATGAAGAGACAGGTGAGGATATTGTGTATGAAGCCTACAACACTTATGTGAAGGCATGGATAGAGATAAGCCCCGAAGTTGCCCGAGATTATAATGAGCAATATGTGATGATTATGGATGTTCTATCCCGCTTCAAGATAAGAAAGGCGTTCATTGATGCCACTAGAGAAGCTAGTTTGGCTCAGAGAGTTGCGGCGAATGTAAAGTTCCCTGTAGTACCTTTTGTATTCTCAACTAAATCAAAGTCGGAGATGTATAAGAACCTAGACAGGGAGATAAATTCCGCAAGATTACATTTCCCTGCAAGTAAGGAAGCAAAAGATACAAAAGAGTATGATAAGTTTATTTTCCAATTTGCTAACTTACAAAAAGGCTACAGTGGAAGTAATATGATAGTAAGTCATCCCGCAGAAAGAGGAGCGCATGATGATTACTGTGATTCTTTGGCACTTGCAATATTAGCATCAAGAGAGCGCGGGCAGATAGATGAGACAGAAACACAATCAAGAAATGATGTGTTTAGAGTAAAGACACAATCGAGCAGATATGGAATGAGAAATAGCAGAAACCTTTTAACTGCAAGAAGGAGGGCGTAAGAGATGATTCCTAATTTTAAGAGAAGAGCAGGTACAGATTCTATTCTTGGGAGAGGACTCAGTACTGCTTACAGTAGTGGAGATTTGACCGCAGAAGAACAGCAGAGACTTGAAAGAATACAGCAAGCGTGGAACTTCTATGAGGGTTATCATTGGGAAGGTGTCGATGATTTAGGGAGTCCACAGGTTACTTTCAACTATTGTAAGCCTTTTATCAACAAGTTTGTTTCTTTTGAGTTCGGTAGTGGCTTTACAATCAATTCTCCGAGACTTCCCGAAAATGTGTTAGATGAAGATACTAACCATGATGGTGTAGTAGAGGGAGAAGAAGTAAAAAATATCTCGCCCGAAGACATAGAGTTCAAAACTGTAAAAGAACAGGTGGGAAATTTCCTCAATAGAGTATGGGATGAAAACTCAAAAGAAGAGCTGTGTGTAGAAATCGGGCAGAATAAATCCATAACAGGAGATGCATGGATAAAAGTCATGTATGAATCTCCCGAAGAGATGGAAGATATATTTGATGAGAATCCCGAGGGTAAGATAAGACTCGAGGTATTCCCTACTCAATATATGTTCCCCGAGTTTGATGAGCATGATAAGAAGAGGATGATTAATCTTCTTATCATGTATCCTATTTCAGTAGAGAGAGAAACAGGAATACTCCGCAGAAAGAATAAGTTACAGACTATTCTTTATAAAGAACTTTGGACTAAAGAGAAAATCACCATTTATCACGGCGCTGATGTTATCTCAGAAGAGGACAACCCGTATGGATTCATTCCTTTCGTACATATCAAGAATTTCATTATCTCGGGAAAGAATTTCGGCGCGAGTGATATTGATGATATTATCCCTCTGAATGTGGAAGTAAACACAAAGAGAAGTGATGTGTCGGAAATCATAGATTACCATTCAGCCCCAATAACGTGTGTTTATGGCGCTAAGATAGGAAATCTTGAAAAGGGCGCTAACAAAGTATGGGGTGGTCTTCCTAAAGATTCAAGAGTAGAGAACCTACAGTTACAGGGTGACTTACAGGCATCAACACAGTATATCAAAGACCTTAAAACAGCTATGTGTGAGATAGGTGGAGTTCCTGAGACAGTACTTGGTGGTGCTAGTGCCATAAGTAATACAAGTGGTGTTGCTTTGCAGTACATGAACTTGCCTTTGGTAGAGAAAACAAAAATAAAAAGAGCGTGCTCAGAATCGGGCTTAGTGATAGTAAACAAGATGATACTCAAAATAGCATTACAGATGGGATTTATCGAAAAACCCGAAAATATGTCTATGAAAGAGTTTCTATATAACAAGGTTACTCTTCCCGATACACTTCCAAAGGATGAACTTATTGAGTTACAGAAGATTCAGCAAGAGATGCTTATGGGTCTTGAATGCAGACATGGTGCAATGGAGAGACTTGGAAAAGAAAACATCACTTCTAAGCTGAATGAGATAGATGTGGAGAGAGAAGCGCACCCCGAAATTTTCAATAGTGCTTTGCAACAGTTAATCTATCAGAACAAGCTCAATAGTGGCATGACTAATGGTGAGACTCCTGTAGAGCAAGTCCGTAAAGAAGTAACTGGTCAAAATGGTGGCGGAGATATATAATCATAAAAGTTCACAGGAAGCCCTAACTACTAGATTTTGGGATTTTTGTGTGTTAGTATAAATTTAAAGTCAAATGGAGGAAAAATTAATGAAGTATTCTAATCGTGGCATTTTCGTAGGAATGAGTAGTGAATTTGCAAAGGCAATGTTTGGCAAGATGATGCTCAATGCTAGAGCAGAGGAAAATCCTAATCCCAATTCTAATCCCGACCCCAACAATCCAAATGGTGGCAATCCGACACCCGCACCCACAATCAATTATGAAGACCTTATTTCTAAAGCGCGGGCAGAAGAAAAAGCGAAACAGTACAAAGAGATTGAGAGGTTAAAGACTCAGATTCAGACCCTTACTGAACAGCATAACAAGGATTTGCTTGTTGTAGCTGAACTGAATGAGAAGAGTAAGGCGCTTGAGACTAAACTTACAGAAGCGGGCAAGGGAGATACCGAACAGGTTAAGACTCTTAAGAGTGAGATTGAGAACCTTAAGACACAGGTTTCAACTCTTACTGCTGAAAACGAGGAACTTAAGAAGAACACCGTTGAAGAGTCCGAGGTAGAAGCTAGAGTAAGAGCACAGTTAGAGGCAGAGTACACAGTAAAGAACCACAAGGTTGAAATCCTTGCACAGCATAAGGATGATTTGCTTGTCCCCGAGCTTGTTATGGGTGATACAGTTGAAGCACTTGATGCATCACTTGAACAGGCTCTTAAGAGAAGTGAAGAAATCCGTGCTAAGATTGGCGGTACTAAGGAGAAGAAGACAACGACCCCTACAACACGTACTGCAAAGAGTCCGAGTGCAGGTGGTGATTCTATAGGAAACTATTCTGCTGAGTATATCGCTTCTTTAGACCCACGTTCTGAGGAATATAAAGAGTTCCGCAAGAAATTGGGTTTAAGATAAATAAGAAGAACTGCAACCAAAACCATTAAATAAAAAGCTACAATTTCCTAGGAGGTTAGTGTAAATGAAAAAGTACACACTTTTGGCATTAATTCGTGCTTTAGCACTTAATGCTTCTTTAGCAATTAATGCTTATGCTGATGTTACAACTGCGGTCTCAACTGAGAATCAGGGTGTTCCACTTTCAGCGGCAATTCGTGCAGTATATTCAAATGAAATCGAGTTCAAGGCTCTTCCACTCATGCGTTTCGCTCAGTTCGCTACTGAGAAAACAGAGTTAGGAACACAGCCGGGTCTTTCCATCTCAATGCTGTCATATGACAACCTTAAGCTTGGTGGCAAGCTTGTTGAGAATGTGCCTATGCAGTCACAGGCTCTTGCAGGTTCTCTCAAGCAGATTACCGTTACTGAGCATGGTAACGCAGTATCAAATTCTGAACTTCTCATTGAGTCTTCTTTCGATGATGTTATGGCTACAACCACAACTCTTCTTGGCAGAGACTACGCTATGGTTCTTGATACAGAGCTTCGTGATACAGCTCTTTCGGGAACAAATGTAATCTACGCAAGAAAAGCGAACGGAACAGTAGTTACAAGCAGAGCAGGTCTTATCGACGAGTGTACCTTTAAGGTATCTACTGTTAAGGATGCTCTTGAGATTCTTTCAACAAACAATGCTCCAAAGCGTGAGGGCTATTGGATTTGCTTTGTTCACCCACATCAGAGCAGAGGTCTCAGAGATGATTCTACTTGGATAAATGCCTCAAACTACGGCGCTCCCGAACAGCTTTTCAATGGTGAGATTGGAAGAATTGATGATACTCGTTTCATTGAGACTTCTATCATGTCAAACGGCGCAGCTTCCGCAACAAATCCGGCTTATGATGAGACTCTTGTTCACGGCTATGAAGATGCAGACCACAATGTAAACGCAGTTGATGTTTACAAGGCTTGTATCTTTGGTGACAGATACTACGGTATCGCTTGGGCGCTTCCTGTAGAGCTGAGAGATAATGGCATACAGGACTACGGACGTACACGTTCCCTTGCTTGGTACGCTATCTATGGTACAGGCATTCTGAACAATGATTACGGTGTAGTTATCGAGACAGCCTAAGTCTTAGAAAGCGAGGGTGCTTATGTCTAAGAAATATAACTATATCAAACAGGCTATTTTCTATGCTAACGAAAAGCCCGATATGCTTGCAAAGCTCCTTGAGGGAGTTGTTTCCGATGTAGTTGCAAAGACAGAACTTTTCGGGGCAGATTCAATCGAGATTCCCACAGGTGAAACACCTAATACTTCAACCTACACAGCAAAGACTTTCAGCCAGTTCGGTGATGAGATGACTACTCCGCCTACAATTACTCTGAAAGCAGAAGTAACAGGTGTTACTTTAAGTGAGGGTGTTGTAAGCGTTGCTAGTACAGCGACAGCTGAGTCCTTTACTCTTGTAGCAACAAGCGGTTCTGTTACATCAGAAAAGGTAGTAGCATTGAAAGTTGCTAATGCGTAAATGTAAATTTTAGGGGAGAGGGAGACTATAATCTTCCCTCTCCTTATTTTTTAGGAGGAATTTTATCATGGCATTTAAGAAGAATAAGAAAACTGAGGAAGCTGTTGAGACTAACAACATCGAGATTAATGATGCAGTAGAGAATGCAGAAGAGACACCACAGGAGAGCGCAGAAGAGACTCCAAACGTGGAGAATGTAGATGCCAAGCCTGTTGTTGAGGTAAATCTTTCAGCGCCGAAAGAAGATGAGAGGACAGAAGTAAAAGAAAAGACCACCCGCATTAAGATGAAAGTAGACCACAAGTGCTTTATCGGCGGTCAGTGGTATTATCTCGATAAGGGAGAGATTTACAATGTGCCTTTCAATGTTAAAGCTATTCTTTGCAGAGCGGGAGTTTTAGACCCACTTTGATTTTAATGCGGAGGTAAGTCGATGATTTTTACGCAACAGGAGTTGATACAAGCATTAAGACTTGCAGTTAATGTTGATAATCAAGAACAGGGAGTAGATGGAAGACTTAATATGACAGATGATGAGTTGATGCTCTTCATTAAATTAGGTCTTTCAGAAGTGTACCCATCTTGTGAGACCCTTGATGATTTATCTATTGGTGCAGATTACCCTATTATCCTTGTATCTAAAAAGGAACTCTATCTCAAACTCGCTGTTACTTATGCTCCTTGGTATAATATTGCCGCTGAGGGTGGAAA